TGGTATCATAATCCTCTGCGGTAGGTTCATATAAGTTATCTGATAAAGGTAAGCCTGCTTCTTGTGCAGATACCTTTAAAAATTTAATACCTTCAGGGCTCAAATAATTTTCTGGAGCAAAGTCTGCTACTGATTGACCTTGTAGAATATTTTGTCCAACCATACTAGCCCAATTGGCTGCTAATATTTGATTATGAGAAAGACCTGTCTTTTGTTTCTGTATTTTATACAGAGTAGACTGGTCATTCATTACATTTAAGTCGGCTCCATCCCAGGAATCATTAACTAGATTATCAAAGTAAGAACTCAGCTCGTCGTATATCATCTCCTGTTCGCTACCTGCTACGTAATTACTATTATCGTCACCTCCTTCTCCCATAAACACGACCTTATCTTCCGGTGAGAAATGTTTCTTAACGTAGTTTATAACAGCTTGAGCATCTGATTTACTATGGTGTTTAACTCCGAAAATAATAGAGTTGTTAATAGGTAGTTGTTGAACTTCGTATAATGATTCTCTTAAATTACTCTTCTCTGATGGATCCAACTCGTAAACATCTACATTTTTCTTACCGAAGTCTCTCATAATGATACCTGCCATTGCATTAGCATCATTCTCAATATCTGTTCCTGTCTCGCCTGCTTCATTATAAATCATATCCAATTCATTCTGTCTATGATGACATAATTCATGAGCAAGACTTCTACAAATGTCTGCAAGATTTCTATTTAATGCAACTACTTTAATAGCCTTAGTTTGAGGATTATACTCACCAAAAGATCTATTCTGCTCAACAAAAGACTTATCATTAAGCAAAGAGATTTTAGGTAAAGTTTGAATATTTAATTCTGCTTTACAAAATCCTATAAAGTCTTTTAATGTATTAAGCCTGTTCTGGTGCATTTCCTTTTACTTTTGTTCCGAGCATTTTAAATATTTTTGGAGCAAATCCTTTGTTGTAAGCAGCTTCGGGGATGGCTTCTGCAAATTCTTCGAAATCACCCGATGCTAAAACGTTTCTAACATGAGGTGCTGTAATATCGCCTGCTTTTTCGCGTACAGGAATTATCTTTACTCTATTGCCGAATTGTTGTTGTAAGGAATTACCATAAGCTTCATCATCTATTTCGTCGTCTCCTACTGCTACATACACTGTACTCACAGTTGGATTATTCTTTAAGTATTTTATAATCGTTTGGATTGGAGATTCGTCTGTTGAGATCTTAACTGTAATCTTAGGATTAGGTTCTGCCTTTAGGTACATATTCCAAATCATAAGAGAATCTTCAGGTGTAATACCGTCGATAGTCTTTCTGCTTATTATTACATTTACCTGCTTTATATAGTCTCTCTGAGATAATTCAGTAGCAGCTGCGTAATGTCCTTTATGTGGAGGTTTAAATTTTCCCGGGTAAAAGCAAGGACCCGCTTCATTAGCAATAGCTTCGGCAATCCTCTGTCCTATTTTCTTAGCATCTATCATAGTACTAATAAATATCTAATCAAGGAGTAACTTAGGTTTCGCGGCTTCAATCTCTACTACAAGTCCTTTCATGTATTGAAAAGCTGCGTATACTCTATCTTCAACTAGCACAGCTTCTGATAGATCTAGCTCTAATCTAAAGATAAACATTCTATATTCCTCCTGTACTCTTGGATCAAAACTAATAAAATCACACCATTTTGCTTTAGCACATACCATATTCGAAACGCATTGCCAATAATAATTCGGTGCTATTTTTTTAAACTTCTCTGCTGTATTGATCATACCGTGTTTGAAATGATTTGCAGATTTAAAAGGACATTTTACTTCTATAATACCGTCTGGTGCTATTATTCCGTCCGGTGATCCACCGTAGTACTCTCCTATAGGTATGAAAGAAGCTTTCTCTACTTTAACATCTACTAGTTTCTCGTAATGTTCAATAGCTACTGGTTCTAAATCAGTACCCCAACTTAATGCAGCACCGGTTGCAGGCTCAGTAACACCGCCGTAAAGTTCGCATACCTTTTCAAGTAAGTAAGTCTTAGCTGTTTCGCTAAAATCTCCCTTACCCATTATTTTATAAATTTCTGAGCTAGTAATTCTACCTTTTCTCATTTGAAACCACTCTGCACTTCTTTGTTCTATAATCATAAATTCATTTTCTTTAAAAGTAACTCACTAAATGTAAGCTGCTTTGCATGATGTAAATATTTCGTCATCCCTTCGAAACCTATTTCAGAAGGATCTTTACCCTCTAGTTCAATTAAGTAAACATCCTTACCTAAATTAATTAATTGCTGTGCATATTTGATAGAAGACTTAAAAGCGTCGTTGTCTAACGCTAGGTAAACTGTTTTAACGTCGCTCTGTACAAGTTTCATCATTAAAGCTTCGGGTATAGTCTTACCGAATAGCGGTATTGCGTTTCTTTTTAGAGCTATTGCATCAAAAATACCTTCACATAGTACCACTGGCACTTTCCAGTTTATAAAATACTCTAATCCTACCAAGTGGTTCTTATTACAACTTGGTGCGTTATACTTTCTACCTGGATCTTTTTCAAAGGAACGGGAGATAAAATAGTTTAAGCGTCCTCTTGCATCATAAGAAGGTATAATAATTGAGTTTTTATATTTTCCTGTCTCACAGTACCCTATATTATACTTTGTAATGTCATCTGCTGTTATGCCTCTACTTTTTAAGTAGGCAAAAGCCTGTCTAAACCCAAGTCCTAACATCCCTTTAGTAAAAGTCTTAAACTCTTTCGGTAACTCTACTACTTCGTATTGTTTATCATCTACCTCTACCTTACCTCCCGGAAAGTAACTTCTCATTTCAGCGATCTGAGTAGAAGGAGCTTGTACTTTTTTAAGTAGAGATACTAAGTTTCTACCTTTTGTAGCAGGCTCACAAGTCCAACAGTGGTAAAACCCAGTCTTCGGGTCTATCTCAAGCTTTGGCTTATGATGTTTGCAGAAAGGACAGTGAAATGCATGATTTCCTTTAGTGGAAGGCTTGGATTTACCTAAAACGCTATGTAATAGTCCTAAGACTAAGCGTGAATTCTCCATTAAACGGTATTATTTAACGTAAAATATAAGAAATTATTCTGAATCTACCAAATCTTTTCTAAAGAACTTAGCAAGCACGTTGTCGTTGTAAGATTTATCTGTCAAAAGTACCTCGTTTATACATTGATAGTGGACTTCCCAGTAGGTTAATTGTTTCTTATTAAAGCAGAATTTAAGTATTTCTTTACGGAAGCTATCTGTACCTGACTCTTTAATTTCTTGTAAGATTCCCTTGTTAGAACCCCAGTAATCCATCCAATTCGACTCGGATGTAACTAGTTTTTTAGTAGGCTTTCTACCTGGCCCAGTATATTCTGCTAATTCTTTCTGAGTTAGCTTCTTTCTAATATTAGAATAAAGAGATTTTTTACCGATGTAAAATTTTCCAGTCTGTATATTTGTAATTTTATACACAAAACCAACGCAGTTTTCAGGAAATTTATCAACAGAATCGTATTCTTTTACTGTTCCGTTTTCGTATATAAACCATTTTTTTGACATAAACTTAGAGTTTTAACTATCCCATCTTACGATAAATGTAATATCTGTATTTTCTGGAATTGGATAAGGGGTTGCAAGCTTTCCTACTACTAGTAGCTCATTAACTTCGTTGTAAAGTCCGACAGTAGTTACATACGGATTAAATGCAGATCCAGTTAGATTATCAGTAATCGTACCGTCTGTAATAATTCCTACAGAACTACTATAGAAAGGTAATGCAGCCGATCCAGTAATCCTAGTAATGTACTTAAATACAGTAGGGTTTTGAGAGTAATTGAAGTCATTCTCAAGTACTCTACACTTAACTTCGTTAACATAAATTGTAGTTTCTGCTGTTAAGCCTAAGTTATATGGTACTGATGCAGTTGTTGGTAATGCCATGTTAATAAATATTTGCTTTTAGACTTTATTTTAGGAAGTAGTACCCGTCTAAATACAGCCTATCTAATTGAGTTTCATCAAATACCTTAAAAGCATCTTTATAAGTGGAGAGAATAGGTTTTCCGTCTACATTAAAAGAAGTGTTAACAAGTACACCTACTCCTGTTTTTTCTTTAAATTCCGTAAGAAGATCGTATATAAATGTATTTTGCTCACGTGTTATTGTTTGTACTCTAGCTGTTCCATCTACGTGAACTACTGCTGGAATCTTATTGAGATATTCCGGTCTTACTTTAGGACAGAAATTCATCCATCTTGATTCACCCTCCCATTCAAAATATTC